CATTCCAACCGTAGTAAATTCTCAGCACAGGGTACCATAGGTGGAAGCGTATTTGTATGTGACAATCTGGTAATCACCGGGAGCTTCCTGTTTCGTAAACGTCACACCGTCAGGAACGTAGAGAACTTACGTCCGATCATAACGGATGGTATGCGTGAGTATATTGATTCATTGCCTGACCTGGGGGCTATGGTAGCCAACCTTCAGCAGAAATGGTTGACCGCACAGGACTTGGCTAGTGTATATCTCCGGGCTGGACGCCAGAAGGTCATGCCTTGGTCGCATATCGGAGAGGTAGACAAGTACTGGAATAATCCTACGCATGAAGCATTCACCAAGCGTGAAGATGGATGGCGTTTGTACAATGCGTTCAATACGGTAGCCAAGAAGTATAATCCATCCCGTCAGTTCGATGTGGTAAGTCGTGTCGCTGATTGTATCCTGCCTAAACAGGAGAGTCAGGAGAAGATATGTTACTAACCACGGAGGAAAGACGGGCTGGTATAGGCGGTAGTGATGTCGGTGCCATCATGGGTGCCAACCCTTATTGCAGTATCATCAAGCTATACAAGGAGAAGAAGGGGGAGGTTGATCCCCCTTCGCTCAACCATGCAATGAGGTGGGGTACCATATTGGAGGATGTTATAATGGGTGAGTACGCCAATAATAACAACCTGCACTTTGATACTGACGCAGTACCGCTGACCAAGGAATCAGGTTACATCACTTGTCCAGATGGTAAGACAGGGGTGGTTTACAAACCTAAGATTGTACGTGGCGCAAGGGGCGGTAAGTTTGAATATCCTTGGGCCTATGCGCATCCTGATTTCTTTGTGCAGACAGGTACGCCGGATAATTACAAGCTGTCCGGCATAGAAATCAAGACAGTCAGTGAGGGCATGTACCGCAAGTACTGGGCTGAGGGGGAGATTCCCCCTTGGCAGTACTACCAAGTAGTCTGGTACTCCATGATTACTGGTATAGACAAGTGGACTATGGTGGGGTTTGCTCCTCACCTGCGTTTATCTGCTGACCCTGTACTGACGCATGATCTGTATATTGATGATGATACGCAAAGCAAGGTGTGGGATAAGGTGTATGCATTCTGGGAATGCCTCAAGAATGATACTCTCCCGCACGTAGCTGAACCCAGCAGTGATGATCTGAAGTTACTCTACCCATCCAGTACTATGGACTTTGTGCAAAGCAGCACGATTGTAGATGCCGCAGTCAGGCGTTTATACGATGTGCGCATGGCATTGAAGCCATTGGATATGGAAGAGGAGTCTCTCAAGAATCAGATCAAGTCTCATATGGGTGACTGTGGTCGCCTTATTAGTCAGGAGGGTGAGGAACTAGCTACGTTTAAGTCACCCAAGGCTAAGGTCAAGGTGGACTACAGGCGTATTGTAGATTCTTTGCGGAAATTTTTTACAGAGCATCCCTCAGATGAGTCCAATTGGGCGTTATCTGAACTGCAAGCCTGTGAATCCGGTCATACTAGAGCGCAAGCTCAGACCCGCAGGTTCTTATTAAAAGCTAAATACTAGGAGGGTTATGAGAATACCAAACAACGGAAACAATGGTACCCCCTTTGAGGAGCCATTCCAGCCTGAATCAACAGGCACATTCCCTGTATCTGTAGCATTGAGGGTATCAAACCTTCATAAATTTATAGAGCATATGCGTAAGGAACTGGAAGGCGACAACGATTCTACCCTGCTGTTGTTCTTCAACCGTACTGACGTACATCTGTCAGATAACCAAGGTATCCTGCGCATCACATTAAACTTAGACTAGGAGATTATATGCCAGAGAAATCTAGTGAGAAGAAGTTGTCAGAGTTGTATAATACATTCCAATCCAAGGACTTCAGGGACGATATTGCCAAGTGTATCAGGAGCAAGGGTGACAAGGGAATGGATTACATTCCGTGGCCTAACGTAATGGACAGGTTCTTTAGGATGTGTCCAAGCGCCACGTATGAATTCCATTCTTACATTCTCAAGCTCAATGAGAAAGGCATCCAATGCGAAACACACCGTCCCTATATGGGCGACCAGTCTACTGGTTACTTCGTCAAGACCAGCATCACATGCTATGAAGTAGAGAGATCAATGACATCGCCTGTATACGGCAGGACGTTCACATCAGTAAACCTAAAACCCACAGCAAGAGACATACACAACGCACAGATGCGTTGCCTCTGTAAGAATGCCGCCATGTTTGGATGCGGCATAGAATTGTGGACACGTGAGGAAGAAGCTCAGATGCAAGCTGAAGCAGAAACCCCTGAGCATACTGGTATGGACGAAGAGAAGATCGTGCCTATAGCCAAGGAAGTTTTCAACGCTACGGATGTTACCGCAGAAGAGTGCGATAAGTGTGGAGCCGTAATGGTGGTCAAGCAGGGACGATACGGTAGCTTCTGGGCGTGCCCCAACTACCCTGAGTGTAAGACTACCAAGCCCATAGTTGTTGGATAATCATTATTATTATTAATAACCATAGTAGTAATAATTAATAATAATAATAATAATAATAATAATAATGTACGCTAGGTTTGTGGAGCGCAAAAGCAGACTATGCTTAAACCTCCATATGGGAATCCACTTAGCAACTGCGAACACACTTACCGTGGTTGGCCTAGCGTATATTTTTTACAGGAGATCCTATGACAGAACCATATGAAGCTATTGTTTCAGATATGTTTTCCGCTACATTCGCAGACAGGGACTTGGAGCGTGTCATCCTGTCAGCCATGATGCGTTACAAAACTGAAACAGTATTCTTCCTAGACAGGTTACTTACCAACGATTTCTACTACAACATACACCAGCAAATATACTCAGAGATACAGGACGCATTCAAGTTAGGAGGTGACGCTGACTACATCACCATAAAGACAAGGTTCTCACAGCAACAAAGAGTACAGGATATACTGGAGGGCCTACAAAACTACGCCTCTGAACAACCTATACACAACGAACAAGCCTGTAAGCTACTGAAGGAGTTCTCCTCCAAGCGCCTGATATCCAGACTATGCAACAAGGCAATCAATACGCTCAATGAGAATACTGAATCATCAGCAGTTATCAACCTGCTACAGCAGGAATCTACAGAGATACTAAAGTCACGTGACTTTCTATTCAACGAATCATGTGTCTCTGAACCAGAGGAATGGGTATCAGAGATACAGGCTGAGATGGATACAGGAGAACGTAGTGCCAATGAGTATGACGGCCCAGCCACAGGGATGACCCTGCTGGATATGAAGATGCACGGCCTACAGGATATCAATGTAATCTCCGCACCGACAGGACATGGTAAGTCCATGCTGGCCCTGAACTGGGTAGTGCATATAGCAACCAACGGATTCCCCGGAAGGATACTGTACCTGAACTATGAGATGAACCGTAAGCAACTGGCTAGGCGTATCTTTACAATAGCATCTGGAGTCACCTATGATGAAATTTATAACAGAAAATTTCGCAGTAAAGATAATGCAGAAAGCTACAGAAAGGCACGGGTTGGTTTTCTGGAACGCAAAAACATAATCATCACAGGCAACGAACCAAAGACATTGGCTACATCAATGGCCCTGATACAAGAACATGCCACGTGTAACAATGTCAAGGTCGTGGTCATAGATCACCTTGGGGAAATCGCCAGCGAACGGGATGAATACAACATGGAGCATTGGATTAAACTGCAAAAGTATGTTAAGGAATTAAAGAACGTATCTACTAGGCTTGGAGTACATCTTATCGTAGTGGCCCAGCAAAACAGGGAAGGCTATAACAACGGGCTTGGTTCAGCAGGTGGATTAGGTCGGGTAGCAGGAACATTGGAACTCAGCCGTATATGTGATTGCTTTATAAACATGTACACTACCAGAGAGGGAGACAACATAGTAGCCCTTGAGAAAAACAGGAACGGTGAATCATGTAAGTTCAAGTCTAACTTTGACGGCCCAAGACAAACCATTACATTGGAGAAAATACTATGACAAACAGTAGAGACAAGGGTAAGCGTGGTGAAAGAGAGGTATGCCATCTGCTTAGTGAGTATCTAGGCCAGCCCATTACACGTGAGCTAGTCGCATCACGGGACGGTGGTTGTGACATCAAGATCATCATGGGTCAATTCACATACCACGTGGAGGTGAAGCTATACCGCAAGGTAACACAGGCAAGCGTAGCGGAATGGTGGGATCAGGCACAGACACAGGCAAGCGCTGACAAACATGCGCTCAACCCGGTACCCATACTAATCTACAGACAAAGCCATTGGAAACATTGGGAGGTTGTGATACCATTGAACTATATGCTCTGGCAGTTGAACGCTACGAAGCACAAGATGAAACAACCCCCCAACCACAGCGTTACTATATGCGTTAAATTCCTTGCCCACCTGATGCTGCTGGATACGGATGTAACCATATCCAAGGGTACTATGGAGATATACATGGAGAAATAGCATGGAAACAAGATGCTTGATATGCGGGAACAATGAAGAAATTATGATGCACGGTCACTACATGTGCGCACAATGCGGTAAAATAAAAGACGGCGATTGCTGTCAGGGAGAAACAGAAGATGCAGGAACGCCCAATCCAGAAGAAGATAATAAAGATAACGTGGTATGAAGCCTCTACAGTCCTACATATAACCAACCTGAGACACATAGAATCTCTGCGCAAAGGGTTTAAACACAGGCACGGCTACAAGCCAACCATAGGGGAGGACATACAAGACAATTTCTATGGGGCTATGGGAGAGTTGGCGTTCGCCAAGGCTACCGATACATACTTTCCTATGTCAGTCAACACGTTCAAGGAGGCTGATGTAGGGATCAACTGGCAGGTACGCACGGTGGGCAGTCACAGAAACAGGGACTTACTCATACGTCCAAACGATCCTACAAAGCATAAGTATGTATTGGTAGAAATAACCAATGACCCAAGTGATGCTAACATGCTACTTGGATTAGGTACAGCTACTCAATATATAGCTATAATACATGGATGGATTGAGGGGGTGGTTGGTAAGAAGCCGGAATACCTCACGCATATGGGGCACCCTGACCGTCCGAAAGTATATCGGATTGCTCAAGATGCCTTGAGGTGCCCGTCATGGATACCGATTAGACGGCCTGAACGCTCCTATTTTGAGAGTTCTTGATCTGACCTATAGCTGGGTATACCCTAACTATTTTCCTTTCCTCCAGCCCCTGTTTTTACGGGGACTGACCAGCTTTAAATTGGAACGTGAGTTGTTCATTGGGTTCCTGTCCTTGTGATGTACCTCCCTAGTACTACTACTCCCCTTTAGTACCCTCCTCCTAGCCTTATTCCTAGAAGACCTGCGCTTTCTCTGCGCTGGTTTGCTATGGTAGCTGTCGTATTCATTCCTGTAGTTTCTCACCATTGGCTCTACTGACCCCCTCTATTTTAACGCATCCAAGATTAGTATTAGGTGGCGGGTCAAGGGACATAGCACGGTTCAGTTCCTTGATGCAAGTCTGTTCTGAGTAGTGTATCTGTAGTACTGTGGAATGTTCTATGTGTACTGGCGGCGGGGTTAAGATGACAAGTAGGAGTATCCACATTAGTCACCTTCTTTTCTTGATCTTTTGAATACATCTTAGCGGTATATGAAACCTACCCTCTAGGCCCTTATCCGAAGAGAAGCTACGGCATATTATAAGATCGTTATCTGTTTCGTCTATATAGTAGCCAACTGTTTTGATATACATAGCGGCTTTATCAATGTTGTCTAGGTACTCCCATTCCTCCTCTGCCTGTGCGTCTATCCAGTAGACTTCTAACAGCTTGCTCTTTGTTTCAAATAGCGGTATCTTTAGGCTTTTCCGGGGCACGATAGTCTAGTCTCTTGTCTAACAGATGTTGTAGAATAAGACTGTTAGTGTCTTTTATATGAGATAGACTATCTTCTAAATCATCCTTTGTCAATAAACTACGCTCTACGTACTCTACACGCTCCTCTATATGGTCTATCCTGCTGAATAATAGCTTCATAACCCAAGCCCCTACTCCAGCTAGAATTCCCAGCACACCGAAAATAAGTTCGTTGAGTTTATCCACAGCACAATCACTTGCCCTTGGCCTTGTGAGTAGAGTTGATTACACGGATATCCTTGATCTTGTCTTCCTTGAGATTCGATAACTCATTGATTCTCATATGCAGACTGGTAATATCCCCCTTGAATTCTGGACGTGGGACTGTCGTATGCATCAGGCGATCCTGCCGTTTCTCAAGCTCATGTATCTCTGTTAACATCCTGTCTATAGACCCGGCGTCTGCCTTCTGCTTCTCCAGAGAGTCCAGACGTGAGGTCATTCTATTGATAAGCCATCCAAATATAGCAAGAAAAGGAGTCCATGCTAATGTTAAAAAAGCGTCCATTAGTACTACCTCCTACTCCTCCGCAGGTTTCTCCTCCGGCTTATCCTTATTCTCCTGCTTATCATTTATATAATCATACGCAAAATCAGCAGCTAAATTCCCAACAAAACTACCTGCTGCCGTAGCTCCTACAGTACATCCCATCTGTGTAACCAACACCAGTATCAGTAGTAGTCTAATCATTAATCCCCCTATAATCTAGGCTTCTTTTTAATGTTATTAGAGCGCTTGCGTCTAGCTTCTGCCGCCATCTTCCTACCCTTTGGTGTATACGGGTAATGTTTTTTACCAACCTTTGGCATGGTTCACTCCTTTGGTTTAGTAGATCTTAAAGCTTTTTTCGCATTATATTTGTCAATCAACGCTTGAGGCAGATCCTCAATTCCATCTCTATCAATCATATCTTCGCCCCAGCGTGGGAGCATAGATGAATC